GGTGGTGTTTCTGTACACTCTGCCGAGCTTGGCGGCGATTTTCTGAACGAGGGTTCAGTATTGAGCGCACCGATTAACGGTATTTGTCACGTCGTAAAGGTTGCCGAGGTTGTGGCTGATGTAGCCGAAACCGACAAGGTTATCAAGGTCAAGAAAGGACACAACTTCAAGGTAGGAAACTTCGTCATGGTAAACGTTGGTGGCAAGGCTTATGCCATTACAGCAATCAACGACACCAACAAGTCCTACGACGAAATCACAATCGGCACGGCTCTCGGTGTAATCAAGTCAGGCGGTTTCATCGTCGAGGCGGCTGCGGAATCAAGCACAACCACTTCCGCATTGAAGTACACTCCGCTGTCAATCGTCGGCACAGGTAAGCCTGTCGCAAAGGGACAGAACATCGACACCGACGCTTGGGTTATCGGCGTTACCAAGGGCAATCCTCTGCCTGAGTGTGTGGCTAAGTATCTAACAGGTATCATCAACTACTAATCTGACGAATTATGGCAACTATTGTAAATACGCTAATTCAGGGATTGAGTCAGCAAATGGTGCAGTCACGTCTGAACACCGCTGACGCAAATCCGTTCCTTTTCGGCAAGCATTTCCCTGTCAAGAAGGTAAATGGCTTCATTTGGCGAACATTGCAGAACCAACTCGGAAAGGCTAACGTAGCCGCCGACCTGCACACCGACAACGGTACGATTATCCGTAAGCGTCGTCCTATCTTCGAGAGCGCAAAGGGTGATATTCCTTTCATCAGCATAAGCCGTGAGCTTACCCGTTCTGAAATCAAGGATTATCAGACCGCCCTCGCTTTCGCACAGGACGACGACGCAACGAAACTCGTACAGTATTGGGGCGAAGACGTGGACTTCTGCTTCAACGGTGTTCAGTCCGAGTTGGAGTACATCGCTTGGAAGCTCGCTTCAAATGCGGGTAAGTTGTCTTTCACAACTACCAACAACGCAACCTACGCAAACGAGTTCGACTTGGACTACGACGTGTACGACGAGTTGAAACGGGCAACCACAACCGATTGGGCTAACGCAAGTTCAGCCGACGTAATCGGTGACTTGGCAAAACTCGTGAAGTATGCCAAGGACAACAAGCTCAATCCGAAATTCGCTTTCGTGAACCTCGACGAGCTCTACAAGATTTGTTCTTCTGAACAGGTTATCAAGGCGTGTGCTTCTTACCTTGCTAACGCTGTGGGTATGGCACAGACACCTGACCTGACAGCCGTAAATGCTATGCTTGCAAAACAGGCTTGGCTCAACGGTATTCAGTTGCGTGTTATCGACCAAACTATCACTCGTGAGTTCACAGACGGCACATCGACTTCGGGCAACCCGTTCGAGAACAGCCGCCTGATCCTCTCCGAGACAGAGCGTTTGGGTACTACACAGTACGACATCCTGCAGGAGAACAACGACACCATTATCCGTGCCGAGCGTGCTCATACCGTTATCAAGAAGTACGGTACAGCCGAGCCGCAGAGCGAAGTTACAATCGGACAGGCAGACGCAGTTCCTGTGTTCGACACAGCTTACCGCAACCTGTATGTCAAGACCGACGCCAAGGCGTGGGAGTAAAAACTGACGGATTATGGCAGCGACAGTTCTTGAAAGCCTGAAAGCGGTAAACGCATACCCGATTCCGCTCCGTACTCTCTTGGAGACTATTGAGCGTCGGGGGCTGCTGCAAACCGAAGAAGCTACACAGGAGGTCTTGCGTGGGGCGAAATACAACCTCGCCCTCGCAGACCTGCTTCTGTGGCTCTCGTTCGCTCCTGACATTTCACAGGGCGGGCAGTCGTTCTCTTTCACAGACGAACAGCGTGTACAGCTCCGTAACCGAGCCAAACAGCTGCAACAGCAGTATTTGTCGGCACAGGAAGCGGAACAGAATAAACCTATTTACGGATACAAGGGTAACAGACTATGATAATCGCTAACGGAACAATCGAGGTCAAGAGCAAGACGGGCGGCGGGCTGAACAAAAAGGGCTACCCGCAGAAAGCCGAAGCGACGTGGGGAGAGCCTATCCCCTGTCAGTATATCCCCAACAAGCATAACAAGCTCGGGGTCGTGAACGGCGAACATTTTACTGTCGCACAGTACACGGTGCTGATTGAGGAACAGGAGTTCAACGCAGAGCAAATCAGGCTTAAAGACCGTACAGGGAAAGACCTCGGAGAGTTCTCGATTATGTCGGTTGAACCTTTGGAGGCGGTCTGTGAAATTAGACTGCTTGTCTGATAAGCATTTTCAGCCCGAATGGCGGGTTTTCTTCTCAAACTCATAAAAACATACGAGAGCGAAAAGAAAACGCAAAATACGGGAAATTCGAGAAAAATAACGATATGGGAATAAGACAGGTTACCACAGAAGCCGAAATCAACGGCTACATCGAAAGCAAGTTGGAGATATGGCGAAAGCTCATCATCAGAAACTTTGCCTACGTCGGGGAACAGGTTCTTAATGCCGCCCGTTCGACTGATTCATACAAAGACCAAACGGGAAACCTCCGAAGCAGTCTTGGTTACATAATCGTGGAGGACGGACAGGTCGTGCAAATCTCGAGTTTTGAAACCGTGAAACAGGGACACGAGGGTTCAAAGGCGGGTGCGGAATACGCAAAGCAGCTCGCCCGAGAATACCCGACAGGGATAGTCCTCATAGTGGTTGCGGGTATGAACTACGCAGCCTATGTTTCTGCAAAAGGTTATGATGTTCAGGACAGTGCGGAACTCCTCGCTGACAGGTTAGTTCCTCAAATGTTGAAACAACTCGGATTGAAGTAATTATGAAGAAGACATCAAAACAGGTACAGACGGATATCATCGACCTGCTCCAAAACAGTGAACTCGCTGCGGAGGTTACAGGCGAGATTTACCGCAAGGGTTATCGCCCCCGTGACAGCCGAAAGGAAGACATCATAGTGATATTCACGACGGGACTTCCTGACGAGATACAAACGGGCGTGGTAACAGTCAATATCTACCTCCCTGACATCGACCCTTACAGTGACGGGGTTCAAGTCGAGGACGGAGAACGTGCCGAAGCTCTCGAAGCTCTTGCACAGCGTTGGGTGGATAGCCTGTCAGGAAGCGGAACTAATTACCTGTTTGAGTTGCAACAGACGATCTATACCGAAGCCGAGCCCGAAATCAATCAGCATTTCGTCGTCGTGAAGCTTCGATACAGGTTATATGAGTAGTAATCAAGTAATAACATAAAAATTTAGGAAGTTATGATTTTATCTTGGGGCAAGTGCGCCATTAAGCACGCAGTATCAACTGACGGGGCACCCGCCGAATCTTGGACGGAGATTGACACCCCGAAGCAGGACACCACCAAACTAACCCCTACCGCAGGTGCTGAAACGCTTGCGACTGAGGAGGGTGGCGAAGTTGTGGACGCTCGTTACGGTAAAACCACCTATACGTTCGAGTTTGACCTTTTCGTAAAGAAAGGCAAGGCACGTCCGTTTGAAGATAACGACGGTCTGATTTCAGGCGAACACGCTTTCCGTGTAACACCTCTCGAGGACACCGAATGCGAGGGTATTCAGATTGACCGCAGCGTAGTACGTTGCGAGGAGCGATACTCTACCGCAGAGGGTAAGATGTTGCACTATGTTGCGAAGTGCTTGAAGCCGAAGACAGGCAAGACCGTGAAACCTTATACAGAGGGTCAGGGTTCGTAACCACACCATTTTGTTGCTGCCGCTGACGGTCGGTCAATACCGTTTGACGAGTGGAAAGACACCCTTTTCGGTTGGCAGGAGAAAACCGATATACAGCGGGGTAGAGCAGCGGTAGCTCATTGGGCTCATATCCCAAAGGTCGAGGGTTCGATTCCCTCCCCCGCAACTCATTACAGAAATATGACAGTATGGAAGCAACAGTAGAACAAAAAGTCGCACAGGCTGTCTTACAGCAGCCCGAAGACATCAAGGTCGGCGACAAGATATACAAGTTTTATCCGCCAAGCACGGCGACGTTGATACTCGCTTCGGAGGCTATTTCTCAACTCCCGCAGTTGAAGCTCGATGAAAAGAAGCTCGCAGAGGAATGTTTATACGCAGCGAAAGATTGCCGAAAAGTAGGCGAAATCGTTGCGATTTTTTTGCTTGGTGCAAAACACCTCACGGAAACAGTGAAAGCCCCGCAGACGAAAGAAAAACGCCTGTTTTGGGGGCTTTTGCGTTTTAAGGAGACCGTCGAGGTTGAAACCGTTATCGACAGAAAAGCGGAACTCACCCGTCAGCTTCTCGAAGACCTGACACCCCGACAGCTTCACACGTTGTCGGCTCAACTCTTACAGCGTATGCAGTTGGCGGATTTTTTCGCTCTTACCACTTTCCTGATAGAGATAAACCTGCTGCGACAGACGAAAGTGGAAGAAACGACAGCATTTGGGCAGTAATCGCAGGTACTGTCAAGGCTTACAACCTCCCCATTGATTATGTCCTGTACGAAATGAGTTACGTCAATCTGATTATGTACGGGGCTGTTCTCCCGAGCTATAAGAAGCCGAAAGATTCAGAGGAGGGCAAAAAGGACGAGGAAATCGTTCGAGCCGACGACCCTGCTAACAGGGAGCGAGTAAGGAAATTTTTAGATTCAATCGAATAACAATGACTATCAATGAGCAAAGCAGATAACGGAAGACTACATTTCGCCACAGGTATTGACAATTCAACCCTGCAAGCGGACGCAGCCCAATCAAGAAACATTTTGCAGAGTATCGGCAAAACGGCGGTACAGGAGGGCAACAACATCGACGCAGCGTTTAGCCGTGTCGGGAAAACCATTGCAGGAGTGTTCACAATACAAC